TGTCGGCGTCGTCAATCTCCACGTTTCAGCAATGTCCCCTAAGGTATAAGTACTCTCGTATTGATGAGTTGCCCGAGCCACCAACAGAGGCGTCTCTTATGGGCAACTTTGTCCATGACATACTTGAGAATCTATATAAAGCAGAAGCATCTACGCGGACATTGGCAACAGCCCGAATGCTTGCTGCGAACATTTGGACTGAGTATGAAGAGCGGGCATCGCGAGTCGCAAGGACGCCTGAGGCAATTCGTCGTTTTCGCTGGAATTCGTGGTGGTGTGTGGAGAAATTATTCTCCATGGAAGACCCAACTCAGCGCGAATTTGACGGTCTGGAACACGAGATAAACCACGATGTCAATGGTGTCAGGGTCAAGGGGTTTATTGACCGCTGGCATTTAGTTGACGACGCAATCGTTATTGGCGACTACAAGACTGGAAAAACTCCTAAACCGCATTACGCTGGCGATAAGTTCTTTCAGTTGTTGCTCTACGGGGTAGTTCTCCAAGAGCAACTGTCAAAACCAATAGATTCTGTGGAGTTGCTTTACATCAAGGATGGGGAGCGTCTTCACAAGTCACCAACATCGGAAGACATCCAAAATGTCTACGACACGGTATTAGAAGTTAGAACAAGTATTGAAGACCGATGTGCAACTGGAGAGTTTGAATATAAGCCTTCCAGACTGTGCGATTGGTGTTCGTTTAAATCAATATGTCCATACTGGAGAAAGAAATGAATGACGATACATTCGCCCGTGTAGTAGCGGAAGATGTTAAGAACCGTGCAACTCAACCACAGAAGGAATACCTTCAACTGCCTGAAAACTGGAGTCGTTGGCAGCGTGCACTCAAGACGCTAGAAACAAACCTTAATGACCAACTTGGAAGTATCTATTCCTATGAGCAGGAGCAAATCAGGACGTTTAAGGCTCTTGGCTCGGATGGCGTAAAACTGATTGCTGAGGCAACGGCAGAGTTTGAGGCACGACGCAAGAAGATTGAGCGCTTTAAGTTCCATGTAACTAATAGGCTTGATGAAGTAACGCGCATGATTGCTGTCGGTGGTGAAGCCGTTGATGAGCGATTGAAGGCTGTTGATTTCCTTCGTCGTGCTATTGAGAAGCATCGTTCAATGATGATGTCGTATGACCTTGAGCCGACACCGATTGATGGTGCTTTGTGGGCTGCGTTGGATGGACGATGGGAATTTGAGAACCTATCCGAAGAGGACATTCTTTCGTTCTCATGACACGGCAGCGAATGTTCCTTGATATTTCGTGCGTGGATGCTGCGCGCGAACGCATGCGCCATGTCTACGACACGTTTGACACTGTTTGTGTTCAGTTCTCTGGAGGAAAGGATTCAACTGCAGTCCTTTATCTTGCAAAGGAGATTCACGAGGAGCGCAACCTCGGACCAGTCAAGGTCATTTTCCGTGATGAGGAAATGGTGAGCCCACTAGTTATTGACTTCATTATGAAAGTTCGTGACTATGACTGGGTTGACATGGAATGGTACTGCCTTCCAGTCGGACAGGAAGTATGGGTTCTTGGCAGGCGCGAGTACTGCCTTCTTTGGTCGCCAGAGCGAGCCAAGAGAGACATGCTTGTAAGGGAAATGCCACCATTCGCTATTCGTGCTGAGCATTTTGGGATTGACCCATCTCGCCCAATCCCTGAAACAATTGACTTCTATACCATGCAAGGTAAGCGTGGCAGAACGGCATTTATCACTGGCGTACGCGCAAACGAATCAATGATTCGTTATCGCTCGTGCGTTCAGAAACTGCATGAAAACTACATCAATATTCCATTTAGAATGAAAAAGTCAGTGCCGCTTAGGTTTGCGAAAGTGATTTACGACTGGACGACAGATGACGTTCTTAAGTTCATCACCGAAGAGCACGGCGGGGAATACTGTGAATATTACGACCTTGCCGCGATTACTGGGAGTAATACTCGTGTTGGAATCCCACTACATGCCGTCGCATCGCGTCGCATTGGGGATGTTGTCGCAACAGAGCCAGAATTTTTTGACAGGCTCTATGAGTGCTATCCGCATATTGATGCACAGCGCCGTTGGTGGAGTGAATTCAATATTGAGGCACTAATTGCGCAATATGTTGAGGGTGGATGGGATGGTGTGCGCCAATGCATTGACGACAACATGCTTACCCCAGGAATGCAAGGTGCCGCAATGAAATTTGCAGGTGAATTTAGGAAGAAGCAGGCGACAGACAAATTCGGCTACCCGCTTGACTCCCTCATCCGTACGCTGTTGCTGAATGAGTTCCAAGTAACTTCACCCAACCCTGTCGGACCGAAAACGCGTGCACACACGCTGCGAACTCTTGCCGCGCAGCAAGAACAAGACCAAAATGACATTGACAGTCTGGATGATTACAAATGAATTACTCCGAAATGCCCCTAAACTCCATTAAGCCTGCTCCGTGGCGTGTCAACTATGCACTAAAGCCAGACATGCTGCTTCTTGCTGAGTCTATGAATGACTATGGATGGCTCCAGCCAATTGTTGTACAGAAGTCAACTAGTCATATTATTGATGGTTTCCACAGGTGGGTTACTGCGCAGGATTCTAATTTTGTTAAGAAATACGGCAAAAATGTTCCCGTTATCATCGTTGATGTTGACAATGTTGATGCAATGATTATGCACGTACGTCTCAATCGTGCCCGTGGCAATATTTTTGCAAAGCCGTTCAGTAAATTAATCAGAACACTTGTCGTATCTGACAAGTACAGCGCAGACGAAATTGCTGACATGCTCAATATGTCCGCTGATGAATTTGACCTGATGCTTACTGGCGGACTCCTTAAGCAACGAAAAATTCCACAACACCAATACTCAAAAGCATGGGTTCCCGTAGAGGCACCGAGTAAAGGCGAATTAGATAATCAGGTTATTGAACGCCCACCTAATGCTGATAGATGATTTATTGGACAAATTAATTGTGGTAATGTTGGTCAGTCTCGCATTTGGAGGACTGGCTGATGCCCACAAGCAATCTGACAGAAGATGTTGAATTTTTAACTGACGTTGACACCCGTGGTGATGTTGTGCGCCGCGCGCGCTTCATCCGTCGTCCACGGCGAGTCAATGGTCGTAACGTTCCCGGCAACGCACGGTATTACCGTCGTCGTCAGCGTGAACTTCTGGCTGGTAGGCGCGCAGCGCAGCGAGCCGAGCGCGGTGGAGCACGGGCTGCTGCTGCTGGTCGGGCTGCACGCTCTGCTGGAGGGCGCGCCGCTCGTGCCCCACGTGGTGCTGGAGGAGCGGCACCTGCTGGTGGTGAGCGGCGTGCAGGATTTCTAACACGGCTTCGTCGTGGAATCCGCAACGTTGCTCGGCGGGTGGAGGCAAACCGTCGTACAAGGCGTGAGCGAGCAAATCGTCCGCCAACACGATAGGGAGGTGACCAGCCATGCTGGTATCCGTATCTGACCTCACCAAGTACATGGATATCCGATTCAGCAACCGTCAAGAAGAGGCTGCTGAGTTCGTACTTGAGGGTCTTCAAAGTGAACTTGAGTTGTATCTTCGCCGACCTATAGAACCTACGGTTTTTGAGGAAACGTATGTTCTTGAGTCAAATCATACTGGCGTACCTATGTCATCATTCTTCACGAATGAGTCATCTGCGTCAACGGATACGGTAAGTATGGTTTCTTATATGCAACCACCTCAAACTGTTTATTTGCGTAACTCTCCAGTTATTGAAGTTGAAGAAGTAACACTACGCCAGCAAGGTTCAGCAACTGCCACAACCCTTACCGAGGGGATTGATTACGTCGTACGCCGTTACGGTATTGACGTTTTCCGTGGATTCGCTAACGATGTAATCACGGTGTCTTATACGGCAGGACTTGCTGGTGAAGGAATCAAGGTCTTCAAATTAATGATTCTCCGCGCTGCGACAAGAGAAATGCAAAACATGCACGATGATGTCGTCGGTATTAAAGATTTAGAGACGCGTAACGTTGCCCCACTTGAGACTGGTTTCCTTGAGAAGGAACTGCTTGCCGTAAAGCGGTGGCGCAGGAGCCGAGTCGCTTGATTCGCATCAAGATTGACTGTGATGCCGATGATGCCATTGAGTATCTGGATGGCATGATTGCGCGTAGCCAAGACTTTACAGTGGTGTTTCAGTGGGCAAAACGCTACTTGGCGCGAGCCAATGCAGAAAACTTTACGTCTAGTGGTTTACCAGCAGGTGGATGGTCGCCACTTTCGGCACGTTATGCAGCATGGAAGGCAGTCAGATTCCCCGGCATGCCAATCATGCAGCAAACTGGAAAACTGTTCCGCGACCTTGCGAGCCTTAACAGTGCACCGAATGAGATAAATCTAACTAGTGCAACATTTGGCACCAAGATTGAATATGCTAAATTTCACCAGTACGGAACTACTAGAATGGCAAAACGGCAGATTGTTTTTGAGCCCCCCATGTTCGCACGCGAACTGGCGGATAAGGCTGCTAAACATGTTGTTGGTTCTGGTGGTCGCGGAGTCCGCAGATTTTTTGGTGGTGCATAATGCCTAATGAACAAGACATCGTTATGTTCGGCGCACATTTCGCCAAAAAAGTTGTCAACGACTATCTTGAGTATGACATCCCAACTCGGCTCACCCGCTACCGTAACGCATGGAACGTAGACGATTACACGCTGCCAGACCCAGAAAAGTACCTCGTGTATGAACCAATTGCCTTAGACCACTGGCCGACGCTTATTACTGTCGTCATTTCCACGAATTCCTTTGACAGACTTTTGAACTATGGGGCTGGAGACCCGCTCTATCGCGTCTCATACTCTATGCGTACCTATATTTGGGCTAAGACCGAGGGTTCAGAAGAAGTCACCCTGATGCGCGACAGGTTGTCAACTGTTGTCCGCTCATCATTACTAGATTCTCCATGCATGAAGGGTTTGAGTGAACCAACCGTAGATGTCATGCTTGATGAAAGCACGGTGCGTGAAGAGTTTTCTGACCTGACTCTGATTAAGGGTGACCGTGTACTTGCGGGCGCCTACATAGGGTATGATTTGTATCTAAACGAACTTATTTATCGTCAACCAATTGCAGGACTAAATGCAATTGACGCTGAGTTTTACAACATGCGAGGAACATGATGCCTGAGAAAAAAGTATGGAACTCACAGGAGCATCCGATTATCTGCGATACGCACGGAACCTACCTGAAGCCCAAAAAGAGTCTCTGGGTTGCCGATAATGAAATCCTTGAAGGTCTCATCAATCAGAAACTTGTTGTTGTTGTTGGTGAACGGGCTGAGAGCATTGTCGTTAGCGAACCAGCACAGGTAGCAGAAGAAACTCCCTCAACGAAGACGCGCTCAAGCCGTTCTAAGAAAAATACGGAAGAAACTCCTGAGCAAGAGCAGGAAGTTGAAGTACAATTACCAGAAGCGTCAAATACTGAAGTTATTGAAGAGGCTCCAACCGAAGCAATACTTCCTGAAGACGAGCAATGATTTAGGTATACTCGCTGAGGATATCTAAATCAAGGTTTCAATTAGCACGGAGGATGGCGAATGCCCGGTGTACAGATTACAACCGCAGTACGTACAGGACCAGCAGTAACTGGCGTTGCACCTGATTCAACATTCTTTGTTGTAGGTGAGACACAGCGCGGAAAGCAGAACACCGCTGTCCTCGTTACCAGCCTTGACGAGTACGTCACCCAATTCGGTGGGTATGAAGCAGATAAGCACACGTACAACGCTGTGCGGATTTTCTTTGAGGAAGGCGGCGCAAACTGCTATGTTTCGCGTGCAGCAAATGCTGCTTGGGACACTGCGACTGTGCTTGTTGAAGACGCAACTGATGAGACCAAGGGAATCACGGTTTCTGCTGCTGGAAGCGGTGAATGGGGCAATGACATCTCGGTTGTTGTTTCTGCGGGTGACGGTGTTTTCAACGTGGAAATCCAATACGGCGCCGATAACGAAGTTATCGCTAGCAAGAGTGACCTAACTACAATTGCCGAAGCAATTGAATGGTTTGAAAACAGCACTGCAGCCAAGCGCTATGTGCAAGTTGCCCTCGCCGCTGATACTGACGACACGAACGCGCTTGGCGCTGGCACATACAACCTAAGCGGTGGCACCAACGAAGAAACTGTTGCTGTCGCTGGAGTCGTAAGCGCTCTCGCTGCCTTCACCGAGGAACTTGGAGGTGGCTGTGTTGCTGCGCCAGGTTTTGCAACTGGTTCCGACACCACGCTCTACGATGCTCTCAAAAACCATGCTGTAAGCCAGAATCGCATTGCTTTGCTCTCCTTCAAGAAGGGCGAGACTAAGGCAAACGCTATTTCTAACTCGGAATCATACGGTGCCAGCGATGACACTGGTCACGAGAACGTTGCAATGTACTTCCCATGGGTTACTTTCCCCTCAGGAACAGGCGTAACACTAAGTGCTTCTCCCGAAGCATACGTCGCAGCAGTCCGCTCAAAGACCCACAACTCAACTGGGCCATGGAAGGCTTACGCTGGAGTTGAGTCAAACTCCCGTTTTGTCACTGGTGTCGCAACGGCACTCAGCAAGGCTGACGGCGACGAACTTGACGCGGCTCGCGTAAACCCAATTCGCATCATCGCAAATGATGTACGAATCTACGGTGCCCGCTCGCACGCAGGCGCAGGGACAGCGACAAGCGAAGCACGCGAATCGCAGTGGCGTTTCATTACCGCACGCGAAACAATCAACTACGTGGTCAACCAAGCAAACATCGCACTGGAGCCACTTGTTTTCTCAACGATTGATGGTCGTAAGACAATCTACGCCGACATCACCGCTGCTTTGCAGTCGGTTCTTGAGCCAGTCCGCATCGCTGGTGGTCTATATGAAGGTTTCTCGCCAACTGGCAAGCGCCTTGACTATGGCTACACCATCAAGGTTGATGACACTCTGAACCCAGCAAGCCAACTGGAAAGTGGTCTTGTCAAGGCTCAGGTCGGTATTCGCGTCTCCAGCATTGGCGACAAGATTACGGTCAACATCATCAAGTCAAACCTGACAACGGCTCTGGTATAACGGAGGAACAATGCCTGATTCAATGCGTAAACTCGCAGCACAACGCCAGATTGTGGCGAAGATTTCCCCCAGTGTGTCTGGAACAGGGCAACTCTTCCCCGACTACTTTACGCAGGTATCGGGCGGAGAAATTTCTGCCTCTGTGGAAAAGGTCTACCACGGCAAGTCGCTGTTCCCCGAAACACTCTGCGCTCCAGCAGAAATCGGTGACATCACTGTAACTGGCTACGTCTCGTACGATGCTACCTTCCTTGCCAAACTGCAAGATTTGCGTCAACTCGTCGGTCGTATCTATTACGATATTACTGTTCAAGTTTTTGACTGTGACCTTAATGTCCCTGGCGCTGACCGCTTCTACTCCAAGGCTCTCCTTGTTGGGTTGAGTGAAGGTGAAGGCGATGCCTCATCGGGTACACCAGCAACGTTCGCTCTTACCTTCAGTATCTCCACTGTTTCGGTTCCAGCAACTTCTGCCTGATTTTTTTACGAGTTGTACCTGCTCGTAATAGCCATCGTGCTAGTCTCGCTGCATGGAAGAACCCACATTTAACATCGTAAGCAATCTGTCAGACGACGCTGCTGGTGACCCATCAAACAACGTGCTTTCTGCGTTGAAGGCTGTCATTAGCAAGAGCGTTAAGCGACCAGATGTATTCATTGAAGTTCCAGAACGACCCGGTGTAAATATCCGTGTTTCGCCAAACATTACGCAACATCAGTTGCGTTCATGGCGTAAGAATGCTGGTGAAGATACAAAGGCTGGCATGGACACGGTCAAGTTCGCATGCGCAGTTGTTGGTCATACAACCACGGGCATCACCATGAATGGTGAAGTCGTTACTGATGACCGTGGTGTTGAGTTGACATTTGCGTCGCCCGAGATTCTGGCAATGACAAATACTCAGCGTCCGCTGCCAGATTGCGTTAAGGCATTTTTTGGCATTGAGCCACACATTGAGGCAGCGGCAGTTGCGATTATGGAAGCGGCTGGTTATGGGGACACGGTGGACACTGCGGACCCTACGAAGACGTCCTCTACGAACTAGAAGAGGACGTCCGCGTCATCAACGCCGCCCGTTTGGGTGAGTTGTTCGGTACAGACCCAATTGCCTTGTTGAACTGCTCTGAAGAAGAGTGGTTGATTAGATTCGCCTGTGCTAAAGTTATAGAGAAAGACCGTGAGCGACAGGCTAAAGAGGCTGAGAGAACTCGGGGTAAATTTTAAGCAGTTTTCGCTTTTGG